TGGGAACAGATACAACTTCATGCAGATGATCGACTTTGAAGGCAAGATTGACAAGACAAAGACCAAAGTTCCTATCCTTGGAAGGATCATGGAAGGAAACAAAACAGTTGGTCTTTCAGGTACTTTTTCAGGTACAGCACATTACAACCAGTCAATTTTAAGACAGGCAATGCTTGACTATAAAAACACTGGTATTGATACTTACTTTGAAATTCAGATCACCAATGATGACCCTGCATCAGCAGCAGGCAGACAAACCATTGTATATATGGACTGCAACACTGATGGCGGTGTATTATCCAAGTTTGATGCTGATGGTGAATACTTGGATGAAGATATTGAAGGTACTTTTGAAGATTTCAAAATGCCTGAATCATTCGCAAATCTTAACGGAATGCTTTAATCAACTGAACACCCTGCCCACTTCATTGTGGGTAGGGTGTACTTTTTATATCAAAATTTGAAAGGACAAGGTGAAACACTATGTCAAATTTAAGTCTATTTTTAAAGAAAAATAAAAAGATAAAAGAGAATACAACCTTTGCTGCAACAAAATCCCTATTAGATGAAACAGGGAAACCTTTGGAATGGCAGATCAAACCACTAACAACAAAAGAAAATGAAACCATTCGTGAAACTTGTACAATGGAAATTCCAGTCAAAGGAAAACCAAACATGTTCAGACCAAAATTGAATACAAGTGATTATCTTTCAAAGATGATGGTTGCTTCAATTGCTGAACCAAACTTGTATGATGCTGACCTTCAAGATTCCTATGATGTCAAAACACCTGATGATCTTTTGAAGGAAATTATTGATGATCCTGGTGAATACAATGACCTTGCTGCATTCATACAGAAATTTAATGGATTCAATACCACATTGGATGACAAGGTTGAAGAAGCAAAAAACTAATAAGTGAAGGTGATAGTGATTCCACTATTGCTTATTATTGCCTTCACAAATTTCACATGTTACCTTCTCAATTTGTTGAACTGGAAGAAAATGAAAAAGCATTCATTATTGCTTCTATTCAAATAAAAATTGATTCAGAAAAGAAAAAACAAAAAGAATTAGAAAATAAAGCTAAAAAGAAATAGGGTCTGTTCTTCCCTATTTCTTTTATTTTAATATGAAAGGCAGGTGAAAGAAAATGGCAAGTATTAGAACACAGATTGAACTGTATGATTCGATTTCAGCACCACTGATGCACATTACCAATGCACTGAACATGACAATCAGTTCCTTTGAAGATATGCAATCAGCAGCAGGCAATTCCATTGACACTTCCAGTTTGGAAGCAGCAAGGGATTATGCAAATCAAGCAACAATGGCAATTGATAGTTTATCAAATTCCCTTAGTCAAGTAATTACACCAAATATTGATGTTCCACAATCAAGTGTTCCAACCCAAGCACCAGTTCCAGTTCCCATCACCTGGCAATCAGACAGCATGGAAGTATTCACAAATACAGGAATTGAAAGATTTCAACAAGAAGTTCAATCAACAAATACAATGTTGAACAACTTGAACAATACACAAGAACAAATTGCACTTCAAGCAAGCAACACAGATATATTCCCGGAAAACATGGTCAATGATCTGAATGCTATGCAAGGAAGAATTCAAAGAATTAGAACTACAATTGAACAAATTGAAAGCAATCCAATGAACATGGGAACTGATTTGGCAAACAGTGAACTGGAACAATTAAGGCATCAATTAAGTCAGGCAGTTCAGCAGCAAGATGATCTGAACCAGGCAGTCCAAAGAATGGATGTTGGTGAAGCAAATCAAGCATACACCAGGTTGTCAACAACTATTGGTGGAACTGAAAGATATATCCGGGATAATGTGAATGCCCAAGGTCAATTTAATAATGAAGTTAGGGATGGAACAAGTGCTGCAAGCGGTCTTGAAAGCAAAATAATTGCAATGGCTGCTGCTTATCTCACATTCCAAACAGCAGGAAAGATCCTTGCAATATCGGATCAGATGACCCAAACCACAGCAAGGTTGGATCTAATGAATGATGGATTGCAGACCACTGATCAGCTTCAAAATCAAATTTACTTATCTGCTGAAAGGTCAAGATCATCATATGCAGGCACAGCAGATATTGTTGCAAAGTTAGGTCAAAGGGCAGGTGATGCTTTTAAATCTAATCAAGAAACAATTGCGTTTGCTGAAAACTTGAATAAAATGTTCGTCATTGCAGGTGCTTCACAACAAGAAATGAGTTCAGCAAGTTTACAGTTGACCCAAGGTTTGGGATCAGGTGTGCTGCGTGGTGAAGAACTTAATGCAGTATTTGAATCAGCACCAAATGTTATTCAAGCTATTGCAGACTTCTTGGATGTTCCAATTGGTAAGATTAGAGATATGGCATCAGATGGTCAGATCACTGCTGAAATAGTAAAAAATGCACTACTTTCAGCAACAGATGAAGTCAATGCACAATTTGATAAAATGCCAAAGACCTTTGGTCAGATCGCAACCAGTATTCAAAATGATGCTTTAATGGCATTTGATCCAGTCCTTGATAAGTTGAAAGAGATCGCAAACAGTGATTCATTCGGAACAATGGTTTCAGGCATAACGGATGCACTGGTTGTTGTTTCAGGGATAGTTATTACAATATTTGATCTGATCACCCAAGTAAGTTCTTTCCTGGCAGACAACTGGTCACTACTTTCACCAATAATCCTTGGTGTAGCAACTGCACTTGGAATATATACAGCAGTTTTGGTGGCATACAATGTGATTCAAGGTATTTCAAACGTAATAAAAGGAATTGCAGCATTTCAGGCAGGAGTTCATGCAGCAGCACTGGCAATGGAATCAGGTGCAACATTTGCAGCAACAGCAGCACAGTATGGGTTCAATACAGCATTGCTTGCTTGTCCCCTTGTGTGGATTATAATTATTATCATTGCAGTAATAGCTGCAATATACTTGGCGGTGGCTGCATTCAATAAATTTGCAGGAACATCAATCAGTGCAACAGGAATAATTGTTGGTGTCCTGGCAGTTGCAGCAGCATTCATTGGAAACTTATTTGTTGGATTAATAAACATGATCATTGACATAATTGCAGTGGTTTGGAACTTTATTGCTTCATTTGCTGAATTCTTTGCAAATGTGTTCAATGATCCAATTGGTTCAATAGTCAGGTTGTTTGCAGGAATGGCAGATTCAGTGCTTGGTATTTTGGAAGGCATTGCATCAGCTATTGACACACTGTTTGGATCAAGTCTTGCTGATTCAGTTGCAGGTTGGAGATCTTCCCTTCAAGGAATGGTCACAGACCTGGTTGGTGAAGCTGAAATCAAAGTTCCAAGAATGGATGCAAGTTCAATGCACCTGGACAGATTTGAATATGGTACTGCATTTGATGCAGGGTATTCAGTAGGTGAAGGAATTGATGAAGCAGTTTCAAACTTTGATCTTGCAAGTTTATTTGGTGGCGGTGGAAATATTCCTGATCCAAATGATTATGCAGCAAATGGTCTTGGAACAATTCCATCAAATGTTGCTGACACTGCTGAAAACACTGGAAAAATCAAAGATTCAGTTGACATCAGTTCAGAAGATTTGAAATACATGCGTGACCTTGCTGAAATGGAAGTGGTAAACAGATTCACAACTGCTGAAATAAAAGTTGAACAGATCAACCATAACAACATCAGCAATGAAATGGACTTAGATGGTGTAATTAGTTACCTTGGTGAAGGTGTAAATGAAGCTATGGAAAAAGCAGCGGAAGGGGTGCATGAGTAATGGCATATTATTTTTACTTAGATAAATTGTTGTTGCCAATTGCACCTTCCAAGCTGCAATTGAAGATCAACAATCAAAACAAATCATTGACCCTGATTAATGATGGGGAAATAAATATTTTGAAGAAAGCAAAACTGACTGATGTTGACTTTGATGTTCTTATTCCACAAGTCAAATATCCCTTTGCATTATACAAAGATGGATTTCAAACAGCTTCACACTATCTTGAAAAGTTTGAAGCATTGAAATCAGGTCAAGAACCTTTTCAGTTTATTGTGACAAGAACCCTTCCAAATGGAAAGATGCTATTTGACACAAACATGAAGGTTTCAATGGAAGATTACAAAGTGAATGAAAATTCCAAAGAAGGTTTTGACCTGGTTGTTTCAATCAGCTTGAAGCAGTTCAGAAATTATGGAACAAAGACAGCAAATGTCACCTTCACACAGTCAAAACCAAAAGCAACAGTCCAGGCAACAAGACCTGCTGAATCATCTCCTGCACCCAAAACAACAGGGAAAACCCACACAGTTGTGAAAGGTGATACCCTTTGGGGGATAGTAAAGAAATATTATGGGAATGGAAGTCAATACACGAAAATTGCAAATGCAAACAAGGATAAGGTCAAGAACCCAAACTTGATATATCCTGGTCAAGTATTGACCATTCCAGTTTAGGGGGGTGATCTTGATGGATGTTGAACTATTAATTCAGAACGGAAACAAAGTCTATATTCCAATTGTGGAAGAAGGAATCACCTGGTCAACTGATAGAAAAGGAT